TTGTTGGATCTTGATGAAGTGAAGATTGATAATGCGAGAGAGACAATTACAGCAGAGGGATATGATCCTTTAACGATCATCTCCAAACCGATTATTAGCCTAAAAGAAGCGATTATTGAAGATGCTCCTAAGGTTACGGTTAAATCAGGTCAGAAAGTTGCTTTTAAAGTATTGAAAGAGAGACTAAAGCCTGAGATCTCAACATTTTTGAGTGAAACTATTGCCGAGGTGAAGAGCAAAACAATCGTTCCTAATGGTAAACGACGAGTTACTGATCGCCAGAAAGCTTCAGCTACTGTGAATGTTTTGCGTGAATTTAGTTCTCAAGTCCAAGATGACATCGTTAAGATGGCTATTGAGGATAAGATTGATAACTTACAGCGACAAGCAAAGACCAATGATGCTAAGAAACGAGAGAAGCTGCAACAGTCAAAGGATAAAAGATCCCTAAAGATTCAAGATGCCCGAAAGCGCAAAAATGAAGACGAAGGTTTTGATTTCTTTGCTCGTGTTACAGAAAGAGTTCAAAAGATTCAAAAGGAATCAGAAAATGCTAAGCGAAGGAAAGAGGCATCTGCCTTTAGGCAGGCTAAGAAGGCTCATAAGGATGAGCTTCGTACTGCCAAGAAAGAAAGAAGGGATGCGCGTCGAGCCATTGCGAAGATGGAATCTGAAGTGAAAACTGAAGCTTTTGATGTTCCTCTAACTACTGAAGAGCTTGATATGATGAAGCGTCGCCATGTTGATAAGATTCTAGGGTCTGGCATGGTTATGGTTATGGCTTTGATTGATGAGATAGTGAAAGTTTTTGAGGATGATTTTGTGCGTGATATGTGTATCCGCCAGCACCTGAAATTTATTCTTTCTGCTGCTACATGCGGAAATATAAATAGTGTCATGATGATGGCATATCATATATATCCGGGTCAAGCATTGACTATATTCTTTGCGGGTGCAGGTTTAACTGCTGCTCAAGTTATCTTCGAGAGATGGCAAGCTGAGAAAACTGGGGCTGTTTTGGATTTCCCGGATGATGCCGAGATAATTAAGACGGAAGCAGGCGCAGTTGATACTTTGTTTGCAAATGTGCAAAACTTCATGGATGGTCCAACCGTGCGCATGATTAGGGATTTATTGCTATTGTTAGTTTCTATGAAATATCTCAATGGAAATAGTGCACATAGTATTATTAATATGTTTGGTTTCCCACATAAGATGTCTCTTATGGATGTTATCAAATTTATTATTGATGTTGCAAGGAAGATCTGGCGCTTTGGCTACTTGATTGTTAGTGGAGCACCATTATCGGCCGTTTTGAATTATGTTGATCCAGAGGTTGAATCTTTGACCGAGGCAAAGGAATTGATTCAGATGCGCGAAAATGTCTATACTGGTTTACCTGTTAAGGATGAACACAGAATTCACGTTAAAGAATATAATGAGAGATGCTTGCGTGTGTTGGATGTTCTTAAAGCATTTAAATCAAAGCTTAAGAAGAACGATCCCGATTATCTCATTTATTCTGGAACTTACAGCAAATTAGTGGAAGCTCACCGTAGTGCTCTGGCCCATGTCATTGCTTCTACGCGTCAAACACCAATTGGTGTTGTACTGGCGGGTGAACCAAAGATTGGTAAGAGTAATCTCTTGCGTGTGTTATATGCAATTGCTCTAGATGTATTAGGTTTTCCCTATGACACTTCAGCAGTTTATCCGCGAAACCCTGATTCAGAATATTGGGAGGGGTATGATCCTTTGAGTCATTTGATTATTCATTACTCAGAGGTTGCCTTACTTTCTCCCAATTTGGTGAAGAGCAAAGGTGATGATCGTGTTGTTGAATTATTAAGTGTGATTGATGATCAATCATATATGGTTAATATGGCATTTGGTGGTAAAGGTTGTACTCCTATGTTGGCTAACTTCGTTTTTATTGATACGAATAATCCAACAATGCACTTAGATATCATTGCCAATAAGCCAGGAGCTTTTTTGCGTCGTTTTATTTTCATCGAACCTAGGGTTAAGGATGAATTTCGTGATATTAATGGTCCAGGTATAAAGTCAAATTTAGATATCGGCAGCGATATCATGGACTTATGGACATTTGATTTGTATACCACTGAGGTGAAGAATGATGGTACAGCTAAGAAGACTTTTCTTATGCAGTCCAGCAATATTGATGATAATCTTGCTAAGCTAGATATTACTTTGCGCGACCTCTTCACTCGACGTTTACAAAGGAACCAGGACATTAATAACAAGGTTGTTGATTATATCACGGATAATGTGAATAGTAGACAATATCGAGTCAATGAGCCAAAGGTTGAGCCTCCAAATCCAATTTACAGGGTTTCAAAGCTAGTGTCTCAGCGTATAGCTGGATTGCTTGCTAAACCTGTAAAACCAGTAAATGCAGCAGAAGTTTCACTTCGATTGCATGACAAGGATTGGTGGAAGGAACAATGGAAAATCTTCACGCGCAGTGGGGGACCGAATGAAGAATGGGATAGTGATTCGGATGATGATACTGAATCGACAATAAGTCATCAAAGTCTGGTTTCAGACAGAAGTGGTGCATCTTTCAGTTCGACGCGTTTATCATGCAATTCTTTTCCTCGCCGTAAGGCAAGGCATGATCGCTATCCCCATGCATCTCGATCTTTACGTGATGAAGAATTAGGATATTATAAACAAGCAGCTGCTAGTCCGGCTGTTAATAATCCTGATTCTCAGTCTCAGGCAGAGTCTAAAGTTGAGTGGTCAGCATCTATGTTACCAAAAGAAACTGGAGATGATCCCGCTACTGAAGCTGGAAGTCCTTTGCGCAATCCGTACAGTCTTGATGACGATGATATGATGCCCGAGCACGTGCCCGTGCGACATGACCAAGTGGATGAGATTAGTTTGAAGATGTTACAAGCTATTTACGATGATTGTGAAGTATTGATATCTAAAATGATGACTCATTTAGTATATGGTACTATTCATTCTGGAAAGGATATTCCGAAATTTGATGCCAATTATGAGTTATTGCGAATTGATAGTAAGATCAGCCACTATAACGTTGTCTCGCATGGATATATGCCTAGATGTCTACAATGGTATCAGCGTATGTTCGAGGAGATGAGGAAGAGATTTAAATCTAGTGGTGATGTTATATTTTCAGCATGGTTTCAAAAAGTTTGTCAACAACAACCTTGGTTTAAGAAGACTGTTAAGACTCATCCATGGCGTTATATGAAGAAGTTCTTGTTCTCACTCCTATTATCCAATGATGTTACTGTTGGTGAAATTTGGACACAAGGATTGAAAGATCATGTCTCAACTTGCGAGGAAAAATTCAGTGAGTTGAAAGATGTCATGCAGGGTAGCTCTATAGATATTCCTGCGATCGCTGCTTGTTTCAACATCTTTATGCACATCATCAATAATGTTTGGTTGTCAGTGTTTGGAGATAAATGGGAAACTTTGGTTTTCTTGTTTACACTTGCGAATTTTCTGTATTTGCGATATCCAATCTTGGCGTTTATTATTGCAGTTTTCTGTGCATGTAGAAGCTATGGTATTCATTATGGACTCAAGAAAATGTCCTATAAGATGATAATCTTGCGAGCTTCGTTGGACATGGGTAAACAATCATTTATTCAATATACAAAGGCAGTTCATCAAGATACTAAGAGTTTTTGTGATCGAAATAAGGTCAATTTATGGGCTTTAATAGGCGGTCTTGCTGCTGGTGTTATTGGATCAGTTGCAGCTGGATATTTTGTTGGAAAGAAATTCCGCAGACCACGCATCAAAACTGAAGGTAATGCAGTGAATATTGAGGAATTATCAATTGAAAAGCAAGTGCTAGAAGTTGAGACTAACTTGGGATGTTCACCAACCTATACACGGTTTCCAACAAAAACCGTTTCAGGTTGGAATCAGACTAGAAATATTTTCAAGAAGGAAATCGTGCATACTTCTGATATGTTATCAATAGTATCGAAAATTAACAAGCAAGTGAGAGAGATTGCTTTTTCTTTCATTGATGAGAAGGGCGTATCGGGTAAACTTATTTCACGTGGATATATCGTTAAGGGTAACTATATGTTATTTACGAAACATTCTGCTGGTCCGATGTCTGGCATCACATATTTGTGTATGCTAGTAGCTGGTACTGAAGACGTGAAATCTATGAACCAGATAAAGCCTGATGATATGGTACAAGTTCGTGGAGACATCTGGCTAATGCCAGTTGCTAATGAAATTGCTCAAGATACATCCAAGCACATACAATCTCAGATTGATAAAAAGTTTTCAGCTCCAATTGCTGTGGGTACTAAGATTTCTTCTTATGGATATTTCAAAGGAACTTTGCAAGCTACTGATAAATATCAGAATTTTATTGATTATGATGATGTTATCGCGTATGTTGCTAGGGAGGATCGCAACAGTTGGTGTGGACTTCCCGCTATAGCTGATTATTCACCAGGAAAGTGTGTTGTAGGTTTACATGTTGCTGGAGGTGGAAGTGTTGGTTATATTCAACAATTTACGGCAGTGGATGTCCAGAAAGCGATTGGTGTAATTGAAAGCCGGTTATCTATGATGCCGATTTCTAGTGAAACTGAGGCTCAATTGACATTGATGGACCCTATTTCTAAATCAGCATTTTCGCATGTTCCATTGCATAATATTGATTATTTTGGCAAATTGCCTGGTCCAGTTTTACCAGGTAATACATCTAAGCTTGAGAGATCTTCTTTTTATAAACAAGGCCTCGATTCAGTGATGAAAGATATTGGTCTGGAACCCTCAAAGCGTTTTGACATTCCTCTGATGAGATCAGGATTTGTTGATGGTGAGTGGAAATCTCCGATTAATGTGTATCTCAATGAATTGAATCGATTCAGATTGAATTTATCCGTTTCAGAAACTATGGAAGCTTCGAAAATATTTTCGAATCATATTATGGCGAAGTTGGGTAAGAAACACCCGGATCGTACGTATTCTCCGTTGACTATGGATATGGCAATCAATGGTGTGCCTGATGATATTTTTATTGATAGAATTAATGCTGCTACAGGAGCGGGGTATGGATATGATGGGAAGAAGTCTCGTCATTTGCCGCTTTCTGGAATTTCAGAAGGACATCGCAAACCCACTCCTGAGTTGGTGAGTGATGTGTTGGCCTTAATTCGTTCATATCAACAGGGTAATATCGCTCGTACTGTTTATTCGGCTTGTTTGAAGGATGAACCGAGATCCCTGACTAAGATTAGGGATGCCAAGACACGAGTTTTTACAGGATGTAATTTATCCTTCTTGATAGTCAATCGACAGATTTTGGGACATTTTTATTCTTCAATGGTAGAAAATCGTGAAATCTTCATGTGTGGATTAGGCACTGATATGCATCAAGATGGATACAAAATATATCAACGCTTGTTAAACTGGTCTCCTTATCTTTTCGATGGTGATTATGCTTATTGGGACATTGGTATGCCAAGTTCTATTTCACTTGCTGCTGTAAATTGTCAATATACTGTTCTGAAGGATTTTTTCCGTTTCAATGAATTTGCTTTGCGTACATTTTGTGGTATTGCTAGTGAAATTATGTTTCCAACTATAGAAGTTCTTAAAGACCTCTTATCTGTTCCGGGTGTTGTTACATCAGGTAGTTATGGGACAGCTGAATTGAACTGTATCCGAGGGGTTATCTTATTGATTTCCTTTTGGTTGCATCTTGAGAGAACGCATGTGGTTGAGGGAAATTTCTTTGATTATATTTTGGCTATCGTTTATGGTGATGATGTTATCGTTTCAGTTAAGCCTAAATACAAGGATGTTTTTAACGCAAAAACATTCCAGTCCTGGCTACAAAAGAAATGTGGTATGGATTTCACTGATGCACAGAAATCAAAAGATATTCAACCCTTCACTAGGCATGAGGAACTGTCGTTTCTTAAACGAACATTTGTTACGCATCCTAGATTCCCTGTTGGCATTGCGCCCTTGGATAAGGATTCTATCACTAAAGCTTTGGAATGGACTCTTTTATCAGGAGTCGTGCATAAATCAGTTCAAGAATTACAGTGTGCAGGTTCTATGTTGAGAGAAGCTTTTTTACATCTTGATGAGGATAGATATGATCGTTTGCGAACGTTTTTGAAACGAGCACTAGAGTCAGAATATGCGATGGAAGTTGGTGAGAAAGAATTACCTCGTTTTTATGAGTGCTATGAATATTATTTTCATAGTCCATGCCCTTCAATCCAGGCAGTAGAAGGGGGAAGACTGTCCGTGTTGGAAAGTTCTGTTACTTCTATTTCTCAAGAAGTAGTGACAGGTGATATTTCCCACGCAAAAACCGAAGCACTTACCAGTGCCTTGAGACGCATTTATCCAGGAGCATCGTGGGATGAATGTAGTTATTTCAACGGATGTCAAGACAAAGATATGCTTATGAATTTTAAGTTCAATCTTATCAAGGAACGCGCAGATATCGCGAAAACGATTGAAGAATCGAAGGTTGAATATGAACCATTGACGATACACAGTATTGTTGATTTTCGTGTTCAAGCCCAGTGCATCGTTAATGTTGAGTATCGGGAATACGTCCAATTGTGGGTTCGTATTTATGAAATTGATAGCACTATTGCTTCGATTGATAGAATGTTGTCTAAACGTGATTTGGTTTTTACCGAATCAGCTATTGGACAACTAGATACAAGTGAGTCAAAGGTGCTCGATCAAAATGAGAACTTGTGTGATATGGATACTGCAGTTAAGAGTATTACTGATGAATCCAACACTCGTTTAGTCACCGGTCAGGATCTTCCGATTTCAAATTGGATTGAGAGACCCATTTTGCTGGCGACGCAACAATTCAGTTTGAATACCCCTACAACATTATTCCTCAATCCGTGGAATTTAGTTCTTACTGCGCCA